TTATTTTTCAACCTCTGACAGGGGTAAGTAATGAGATGTCTGTAATGTCAAACTCTCTATCTCAAAGGAAATGTTGCTGATATTTTGACCTGCAAATTGCGGATGCCACTCAGCGCCAGGGAATAACATTTCCGCAGAAGTAGCAACTATAGGGTCAATAGCATTAAGATAATGTAACTTATCAGGTGCGCTGTGTAACAGTAACCACTGCAACTCCACTGAAGGATTTGTAAAATGTTCTAATAAATGAAAGTTATTATGTAGTACGCTTAGTAAAAAACTGGTTTCGTATACTTCCGTTACATATTTCCACCCCTGATATTCAGGTGTATTTTCATAAACAATACCCATACCTTCACAATCACTATGTCGAACTGCTTGTGGTGATAATAGTTGCAAAAGAGACAAAACATCGTCCGCATATTTTTTAACTGGATGACGATTTTGCTTACCTTTTATTTGATCAATTTCAAGTGAATCACCAACAACATTGAGAGCAATAGTAACATGAGGAATATTATTATTATCACGCAAACTGAATAACCGTAATTTATGTTGCTCAATTTGATTTGCATAATACTCACCATAACCACCGGTAAGATTTTTTCGATCATCAAACTGGCCTACGCAATGTTGCATATGCCATGATTCATAAGCCATTTCACGACGAAGGTTCGAATGACTGGCATCAAACTCAACAATTTTTCCGTCTGGCACATCAAGTATTGACTTTACAGTATTTTGTTCACTCGGCTGCCACCCTTTCTCGCGTCGTTGAAGCATCTTTTCATGCTCTTCTTCACGCATTCTGAACGCAACGTAGCAGGTTATGCGCTGTAGTTTTGATTCCAGACGGGTACCACATTTCCTGGAAAGAAATTCCACCAACTCCCGTTCTTTGGTTAATATTTGTTGATGATCGGTTTCGATATAATAAAGTGTCGCAGTTGATACTGAGGCAGTATTAAACTTCGATACCAGCCATTCCGGGATTACATCATCATTTTTATTAAACAGTGAATATTCTGCAAGCGAGTTAATTTGTTGCACCATTGGAAAGTCACTAATTAGCCATCGATAAAAATGGTTGAGTAACCATTTTTGGATGGTCTCATTATCCTGGCGAAACAGACTTCTTTGCAAAATTGCTGTTTTTACTTCCGGGGCATTAATTACATCCCTTGCATTATAATTCTGGTGAATATTTCCAGTCATAACATCCGCCCGTGTTTATTATATCACTCAAAGCAATAATTGTTGACTATAGATTTTTTATCTAAATCAGCATGGTTGCAGGTACATACTCAAGTAAGCCACTCAAGAAAATAACGTAAACTCAATAGTGGCAGCGTCACAAACTTTGGAAATTATGTCTTATATTTGCAGTTTATTTTAGTGAATAATTGAGATAAATGACATTATTTTACATCCTCAATAATTCAGGCTGTAAGAGGACGGCAAATACATTCATAATTATCAGGGGATGAACATTCAGGAAAGTAGTCAGTATCGTCAACTTTTTCTTTTATCACTACATGAAGATTTCGTGTAGATACTCCCATCTCTGCCACTTCTCCCCTCACATTTACACTGGAGCTAAACCCGCCGATTGCGCTACAATGCCCGCCCTTAAAGTGGGGGCACTCCCCTAACCGCTTCATCAGGTGAAGCGGCTCTGACCTGTCATCAGAACGAGAGAATTATGTTTAAACCGGAACTCCTTTCCCCGGCGGGAACGCTGAAAAATATGCGTTACGCTTTCGCTTATGGCGCAGATGCTGTTTATGCGGGCCAGCCGCGTTACTCCCTGCGTGTGCGCAACAACGAATTCAACCACGAAAATCTTCAGCTCGGCATCAATGAAGCCCACGCGCTGGGGAAAAAGTTTTATGTCGTGGTCAACATTGCACCGCACAACGCCAAGCTGAAAACCTTTATCCGTGACCTGAAACCGGTGGTGGAAATGGGGCCGGATGCGCTGATTATGTCCGATCCAGGGCTGATTATGCTGGTGCGTGAGCACTTCCCGGAAATGCCAATCCACCTCTCGGTACAGGCTAACGCCGTAAACTGGGCGACGGTAAAATTCTGGCAGCAAATGGGTCTGACCCGCGTGATCCTCTCTCGCGAACTGTCACTGGAAGAGATTGAAGAGATCCGCAATCAGGTACCGGATATGGAGATCGAAATCTTCGTTCACGGCGCGCTGTGCATGGCCTACTCCGGTCGCTGCCTGCTCTCTGGCTATATCAACAAGCGCGACCCGAACCAGGGCACCTGCACCAACGCCTGCCGCTGGGAATATAACGTCCAGGAAGGGAAAGAAGATGACGTTGGCAACATCGTACACAAGTACGAGCCGATTCCGGTGCAAAATGTTGAGCCGACGCTGGGTATCGGCGCACCAACCGACAAAGTGTTTATGATCGAAGAAGCCCAGCGTCCGGGCGAGTATATGACCGCGTTTGAAGATGAGCACGGCACTTACATCATGAACTCGAAAGATCTGCGCGCCATCGCCCATGTTGAACGCCTGACCAAAATGGGCGTGCATTCGCTGAAAATCGAAGGCCGTACCAAATCTTTCTACTATTGCGCACGCACCGCGCAGGTTTACCGTAAAGCTATCGATGACGCCGCTGCGGGCAAACCGTTCGATACCAGCCTGCTGGAAACGCTGGAAGGTCTGGCGCATCGTGGCTATACCGAAGGTTTCCTGCGTCGTCATACCCACGACGATTATCAGAACTACGAATACGGTTATTCGGTTTCTGACCGCCAGCAGTTTGTTGGTGAGTTTACCGGTGAGCGCAAGGGGGACCTCGCGGCGGTAGCGGTGAAAAATAAATTCTCCGTTGGCGACAGCCTTGAGCTGATGACGCCGCAAGGCAACATTAACTTTACCCTTGAGCATATGGAAAACGCCAAAGGTGAAGCTATGCCGGTCGCACCAGGCGATGGTTATACTGTGTGGCTCCCGGTGCCGCAGGATCTTGAGCTAAATTACGCGCTGCTGATGCGTAATTTCTCCGGGGAAACCACGCGTAACCCCCACGGTAAGTGATTAATTTCGATTATTTTTCCCGGATGGAAAATTCTTAGAAACCGATCACATACAGCTGCATTTATTAAGGTTATCATCCGTTTCGCTGAAAAACATAACCCATAAAATGCTAGCTGTACCAGGAACCACCTCCTTAGCCTGTGTAATCTCCCTTACACGGGCTTATTTTTTACGCGTAATTCAATGAAATAAAAGGATTTATTTCTGGTCACGTCCACACATTGACCACATCGACAAAAAAGCCCCTCGACTGAGGGGCTTTCTGTTTGTAATTACATCCACATAATTTGCTGCCCTGACGGCAACGGGTGCGGCCTTACTGCGTGGACTTCTCCCGGCTTCACGATGTATCGCTGTACCGACTCATAAGTGATGAACGTGGCGCTGCAATTCACGTTCTGACACTGGTGATAACGCTCTTTTGTCGTGTCAGTGATATAGCGACTTGTACGCGCATGTGCGGCATGCTGGCATAAAGGACAATGAAACATCGCGAGCACCTCTTCCGGTTTTGTTGATGGTGCCATTTTAGTTAATTTATCCTTACAAAACAAACAGATAAATAAAACACATCATTCTTCATCTTCTGTTTCGTACTCCACATCAGAAAGCCTGACCTCAAGCTCCAAGGACGTCGTGAAGCCGCTATTATTCAGAAAATGTGTCACCTGCGTATTACCGTGAAGGAGATCGGTGAGTAACATCGATGGAGATCGGTTCGTGTCACTTTCACAGAACCGTTTTTAAATTACCTTCACTGATCTCCTTCGGTCAACGGAGATTGTATTTTCCGCATTGATTCTCCTTTAAGTTCGATCTTGATACTGCCATGAACCAGTCGATCTAGGATGGCATCCGCATGTGTGGAGTCTCCGATCATTTTGTACCAGTTTTCCACCGGCAACTGGCTCACTACGATGATTGAGCCTCGTTGGTACATCAGATCCACTATTTCCAGCAGGTCGCTACGCTGTTCTGATGAGAGAGGTTCCAGCCCCCAGTCATCCAGAAGCAGCAGATCGCTATTATTCAGCCTGGTCAAAAGTTTGCTGTATCTTCCATCAGCATGCCCCTGATAGCACTGTTCCATCAGCGCTTTAAGGCGATAATAGTAGACCTTGTATCCCTGTCGGCAGGCATTATGACCAAGTGCACATGCCAGGAACGTTTTACCGCTGCCGGTGGCCCCGGTCAGTAAAATATTTTGTTTCAGGGTTAACCAGTTTCCCTGACTGAGTGAACGGATGAGGGCCCTGTCCAGCCCTCTATTGTTACGATAATCCAGCTTTGATAACTCAGCATTAAGTCTGAACCGTGCATGTTTGATCAGACGCTCTGCCTTCCTGTTTTCACGGCAGGTTAGTTCTTCTGCTGTCAGTAATGACAGGCGTTCTTCGAAGCCCAGCTCCTGGTATGTGCCCGGCTGAGCAAGTTGCTTTTTAAGCGCATCACGGAAGCCGGTGAGTTTAAGTGCGGTCAGTTGTTCGTAAAGATGATTCATCATTGGATCCCGTATCAGTGGTAATACTCACTGCCGCGTACGTTTTCGTGTTCCATCGTGGATAACAGATCTGGTTTTGGATCCTGAACAGGTTGTTTATCCAGACCTTTTTCCAGGATCGATTTAATACCTGACAGACGCCATACCTTTGTTTTCAGAGCTCTTGCACATGCTGCATTAAGTCTGGCTTTACTGTATTTTTTATGAAGGTTCAGGAGTCCAAGGCAGAAGCGATAGCTTTGTTCCGGATGTGGACGAGAGTTCAGTATATGAAGCACATAACTATGAGTTTCACTGCCTATGTGCCCCGCCCATTCCAGAAGACGCTCTGGCGTCCAGGTGGCATGCTGTCGATGAGCTTCAGGCATGTGCTCGTTGCGGGTACTGTAGCCATAAGTACGCTTGCGCGGGTGCACAGCAACCTCCTGCCCCTGATTGAAGAGTCTTACCAGTTCTCCGGAGATCCATGCTTCCAGTTGCTGGCCTAACAGCGAACATGGAACCGAGTAGTAATGTTTGTCGATTTCCACGTGGTAATCGGCATGAACTCTGACTTTCTTCACCAGGGTGTAACTGTAACTGGCTTCAGGAAGAGGCTTCAGTGCGGGTTTATCAAGCTGGATGAAGAGTTCTGCACGTGAATAACCCAACTTCTGCATTATTTTGTTATTCAGTCTTTCCAGCAACTCCCGAATGCGCTGATTAAGCGATGCAAGGCTGTAGAAGATCTCATGCCTGATTCGGGCCATGATCCAGCGTTCAACAACCTGAACGCCAACTTCAGCTTTGGCTTTATCTTTCGGTTTACGTGGCCGCGCAGGCAAAACTGCGACATTATAATGCTCAAGCATCTGCTGGTAGGTAGGGTTAACGTCAGGATCATACTTACATGCCCTGGATGTGGCGCTTTTCAGATTGTCCGGAACAACAAGTTCAGGAACGCCACCCAACCACTGGAAGCAGCGAACATGACTCATCACCCAGTCTTCAAGCTGCTGAGACCAGGTGGCCTCTGCCCATGTGTAACTTGATGCCCCGAGAACAGCTACGATGACCTGAGCAGTTCTTATTTCTCCGGTCTCAGGGTCGGTAACGCCAACGGTAGGTCCACAGTAATCAACGAAAAGTTTTTCGCCAGCTTTATGTACCTGACGCATTGATGGTGAAGTGGTTTTGAGCCATTCACGGTACATCCGGCAGTAATGGTTATAGCTGTAAAAACCGCCTGGATTACGCTCACAGTATTCTTCCCAGAGTAGCTGCAGCGTCACGCATTTATTACGCAGTTCCCGGTGTACTGTAGCCCAGTCAGGCAGAGAGTGCTTCTTCATCTTAACCTGGGTCTGAAGGAACGCATGTTTTAGTTTTGTATCATCCCATCCTGTAGGTAAGGGCCACTGCTTTATGCCAAGTTGAGCCGCCCGATTAGCATATCTGGATACAACGGAAGGGGAGATTGCAAGACTACGACCAATTTGTCGATGGCTGAGTCCAACACCGTATTTAAGCCTAAGAATTTCTTTAAGTTTTCTCATAGAAATTGGAACTGTTGGCATAGGTATCCTTTACCGGAATGGCAAAAGATACAGATCAACACACCTGTGAAGTTCCAATAACATTGATGGAGATCACTGAATAACAAAATGAGTCAAAAGTGATCTCCATCGATGTTATTCAGCGATCTGTTCAAATGTTATTACCCGATCTCGATGGAAGTTATTGAGTGATCTCCTTTCATGAAAATACGCATGTGCAGTGTATTTCCCGTTAGCAAGGTCATATGCTGCTTTTACCGCTTTTGGTGTTGCGGCGAGTGTTTCAGACGTGCTGTTGGTCGCACTGCTTAACTGAGTAAAACCTTTTGCGGTCAAAGAAGCGTCCGGGTGACGTCGTGACTGTTCATGTTCTGCAATTTTGTCATCAACGTAATCCTGCGTTGCCATCACCGTTGTGGTGTCAATAGTCAGCTCCACTGAGGCCACACTGCTGACGATGATGACCATGCGGCAGGTCTGCGAACGCCCTGAGCCTTCGGCAAGGGCAGGTTTATAACTTTCGGCCATGTTCGCCACGGCAATTAACGTTCCCGCATCATCGTACAGGCCAAGCTCTCGCATCCAGAAACCGCCCACCTCCGGCGGAATAACCAGCTCTGCGATAATATAATTACTGTTTCGTTTGTCCTGGCTGATTTTGTTCAGCGCATGTCGCCAGACTTCATGGATAAGTCCGGTCTGTCCGGCATCCGGGACAGGCAATTTACCACCGCCATCCCCGACGGCCATCGTGGTAATGTTGACCTTCCGCCCTCCCGGTGCGGTTGCCGCTGCCAGCTTTGCTGCACCGGCAGTGGTGATAACGGTTCTGAATTTTGTGCTCATTATTCCTCACTTATCCGGGGTAAACCGTAATTACATCGCCGTCGTAAGCCACACCACCGGCGAACAGGTAGCCGGGAATGTCCCGGGTAATGTTCAGGCCAATAAGGTGACGGCTTGCAGGTTTGGCATCAGCAATCAGCCGTTCCATTTCCTGATACATTGCCTCTGTGATGCCACTTTCCAGTACACCAATATCAAGCCGGAAGGTGCCGGGCGGGTCACTGTTTTCCCACCACTCCGTCACGTTGATGAGATAGCCGAGCGGCTCCACCACACGCCGGATTGCACCTATAGTGCCTTTATGACAGTGGATGAAATACGCATCGCGGATAACGGCGCGTTTTGTCGCTTCCGGCCACTTCTCATCCCACCTGTCGACCGAAAACGCCCACGCCAGCCACGGCAGCAAATTTGCCGGACAGGTATCCGGGTTCCACAGCTCACGAATACTGACCGGCGTTTTTTCAATTTCCGCACAGGCTTTTGCGGCGGAGACCTCAAGCGGTGATGAGCCGGTCGGCAGCAGTCGCGAATCACTCATCCGAGCCTCCGGTCACAACGCGGTATTCGGTACAGAAAGACGCCTGCGTACTGTTGAGCACGATGTCGGCCAGCGGTGCAGCCAGTTCGACACGCTGCACGCCTTCCACATGCAAAGCGGCATAAATGGCAGACAGACGGATGTCGCGCCCCAGCCGGTGCTGTGCCGTGATATATGCTTCCAGTTTTTTCACGGCGGCCGCGCGGATGGGTTCGCTTTCGGGACCAGGGTAAAGGTAAAGCGTGGCGTTTATCTGGTATTCAACAATGGCGGCAGACTGCACGGTCACGCGGTCGGCCACCGGTCTGACGTCCTCGCCATTAAGGGCGTTACGCACCACGGCCAGCAGGTCTTCGGATGCGACGCCGTTATTTTCACGTGACAGCACGGAGATGGTGACGCAGGCCGGAGACGGACTGGTGACAGAGATATCCGCGACGCGCCCGTCGGCACTGCGACCATGATACTGATAGGCACCCACCGACCCGGCGACGCTTAAACCCTCAAACGCCTGCTGAATACGCAGACGATAATCGGTGTCAGACTCCATCACTGCCGGTGTCGGCGGGATGGTCGAATCATCTGCCGGGGTGATAATCAGGCGCGTGGTGTTGTAATTGGCACCAATCACATCAAGGTCATTACCGGCGGCACAGGCCAGCATTACCGCCCGTGCGGCCTCATTCACACGCTGACGCCAGATAAGCTCACGATAAGCATTTTCCTCCAGCAGTTTGACGAGAGGCTCAGATTCCAGCGTCAGGGTACGGGCGACCGCCTCCTGCTGGTCTTCCGGGTAAAGGGAAATCAGTGTCGCCTTGCGTTCGGCGAGAATGGTTTCAAAGTCCAGCTCCTCGACCACATCCGGTGCGGGTAGCTGGTTCAGGTCGATAATCGGCATGGTTTCAACTCACAGGGATGGTTAACGAAAGTGGCTGGCCGGTGTCGTTGTGCTGGCCGGTTAACGTGACCGTCATTCGCCCGTCAAAACTGCGCTCAGTGGTGACGGATGACAGGGTGACGCGGGGTTCCCATTTCAGCACTGCCATGTAACAGGCGACCTTAATCTGCAACTCAAGCGCCGGAGTCTGCGGCTGGTCAATCATTGACGCCAGCAACGAGCCGTAATCACGACGCATCACCCGTGAGCCGACCGGTGTGCGCAGGATATCGCCGATACTCTGGCTGATATGCTCAAGGTCAGTGACCGTCAGGCCATCACTGCGATTCATTCCGAGATAACGCGCTGTCATAAAGGACTCCCGGTTGTGCCGCCGCTGTCGCCGGGGTGTTTGTGGGTATGCAGTACCTTACCGTTTGATGAGAGTTCACCGCCGGTGTGTTCAATGTTGCCGCGCATCGTCCCGCCCTTCTGCACTTCCAGCGTGCCGGTAGTCAGTTTGTTAGTGCAGACCACTTCCGGTGTGTCCAGGGTGACACGGGTTGACGCTTTCACCGTGACCACCGGTACCGTGGCAGTAACAGAATCAGAAGCCGTCACGCTGGCCGTTTTAATTCCGCTTACCGTGAGTGCACTGGTTTCGGGTTCATACTCAATCACCGCCCCGTCAGGGAAACGGATATGCAGGGCATCCGCCGACGCAGACGGCGGAGGGTTATCACCGGAATAAATCCCCGGCAGAACGAACGCCGTGTCGAGTTCACCGCCCACGGCCAGAATCAGCACCTGTTCCCCCACGGAAGGTGCCCACCATGTGCGCGAACGCCCGGCGCGATGGGTCAGCCACTGAAGCCAGTCGGTGCACATGCCGCCGGTCTGCACACGGCAGCGACCGGCGTTAAGGTCGGTTTCGACGATAATGCCGGTGCGGATCATGTTGCGCAGTGCGCGCGCGAGTTCCTGAATATTTGCGAGAGTGTTCATAACGGGAAGGATGCCGCCGGGTCATACCGGCGGCAATGTGACGATGAGGTGTCGGGAATGGCACAACTAACGGTCGAGGTGAGCCAGGATAATCTCTTCAATCATCTGCACATCCTCACCGGTAAAGCCGAGCAGAGGACGCGCCGGATAATCAATTTTCTTACCGTCTTTCCGGTTTTCTTCCGACAGACCGAACTGATGCACACTGGCGATTTTCGGTGACTTCCCGCCGTAAAATTCCATTGATGCCTGTTCCGGGCTGGCGCGGATATGCAAAAAACGACTGGTGATAAGTTTCGCAAACATTTTTCGCTTAACGCGACCGGTCTTTTTTCTGGCGCTCTGCTGCTGGCGTGGCGCGTAGGGGGTGCCGTCCGGGGCTTTCTGTGCCATCACACGATGCTGCTGACTCTGCCGCAGACGTTTCGCCAGTTCGGCACTCAGTCGCCGACGCCCTGATGGTGACAGCGACTCAATCAGTCCGGTCAGCCGGTCTTCAAAACGCTTAAACTCATTCATCCCACTTACTCACCAGTTCACCATTGATATAAAGCTCCATCGGGCGGGTGACCGGCTCCGGCGGCGGTGGTTCCGGGATATTCTTCACATGCAGCGCGCCGTCAACCTCACTGACCAGCGTGCGCTCGGTCAGCATCAGGCTGATGCTGATATCAAAGCTGCTGTCATTGTTGATGTCCGCATAAAACGTGAAGCCCTTTTTCTGGCCTTCGTCGGTGGTCATGATGTCGGGCTGATTTTCCCGCAGCCACGCCAGCACCGGCACGATGAGCAGGTCAAAATCACCGGTAAAGTCGGTCACAATCACATTGAGCGTGTAACGCTTTTCGAATGACAGCGACGTCGCCAGTGTGGAGGCAATACTCCCGTTATCCACGAATATCCGCAGCATCTCTGGACTGGTTTTCAGCACCGTGACGGCATCAGTCAGCGCCCTGCGCAGGCTGTCGGGTTTGAGCATCGTTTTCGTCCTGACAGTGTTTAATCATTTTTACCTGGCTGGCACAGCGTGCCAGCGCGTTCTCAAGCTGCCGGATATCGGCACTTAAATCGCCGTTCGTCTCCGGGTCACTGCCCGGCATCGGGCAAAGACTCACTTTCGGGCAGGCGTTGGCGACAATCACTGGCGTCAGTGCAGGCGGGGCGCTGGTGCAACCGGCGCACAGCATCAGGCAGGTCAGCACCGTACCAGCGGCGAAAATCTTCGTTTTCATTGAGTAATCTCGTGATGGTTTTCTCGCGCTGTGCTTCACGCTTCGCGGCGTTCTCCAGTTCCTGACGCAGAGCCACCTGCGCCAGCTCGTTTTTGTCTGCCCTGGTGATGGCAACATGAAGCTGATTTTTCAGCATGGTGATGGTCGTCTGCTGTTCACTGGCGACGTTGTTCGCCCTGTCCAGCAAGGCGCGCAGGCTGGCGTTTTCATGCTTCGCCAGAAACAGACCGGCCACCGCCAGTGATAACAACACAACCAGCACAATCATCAGCTTTGACATGGTTCCCGCCCCTCAAAACGCTGACGACAGGCCGTGCGTATCAACCGGAAGAACACCGACGCCACGAGGTAAATCAGCGCGGTAAAAATCCACCCGGCAGCGACCAGCGAGATAAACGTCGCCACCATCACCACCAGAGCCGCCGCCCGTCTGCGCCACGGCACCGGCTGCAAAAACAGCGACGCGACAATCTTCACGGCCAGCGATTCCGGCGGCAGCTCCCGCCCGTAGCGTTCCAGCACATACTCAGTGGCATACACGCCGACACCACCGGCAACCACACAGATAACCGTCGCCAGAATCGCCCAGGTGGCGACAAAACTGACGGCCACGCTCTGCGGGTAAATCAGGGACAGTGCCGGCATCAGCGCCAGCGACACGTTCAGCATCAGTGAAAGGGATAATTTCTTCATGGTGTTTACTCCGTTTAAGCCGGTACGCCGCCAGCGGTACGCCAGACGGTGACCAGTTTTTCCAGTGAATGCTCACGCTGACCGTAACCGGCTCCCGGCAGGGACGCCCAGATATTGCGACAGCGTGAAATGGCGCGCTCAATGCGTCCCGCCCGGATGTCATCCAGTGCACCGCGTTCGCGGATCAACTGAATGGCGAGTCTGTCCTGTGACAACGGACTGAAATCCGGCAGGGCAAGCTGTTTGCGGTAGTGCGGCCAGAACAGGTAAAGCTGCTGATAGCGACCGGAGGCCGTGGATTTTTCACCGCGACGGTTAAACACCTTCGCCGGTCGGCCATGCGCGAACGGGTGGTCACTGTAGTCGGTGAAAATTTCCGGCTTCCCGTCCAGTCCGGTGACTATCACGTCATAGCCCCGGTTTTTCGTCAGCGGATGATTCGCCGTCCCTTCGGACACGGCCAGCATGTCGAGAAAGGCAGCGATATTCTGATGCGTGTTAATTACCGGCATTACTGTTTCCCCCTGCCCTTAAAACGGCGCTGAATGGCAATCTCAATCACCTGATAACCGGCGATACCCAGCATGGAGCCGATGCCGCACACCGCAGGCAGTGACAGGTCAGGGAACTGCACCAGAACAACACCGGCAACCATCGAGACAAAACCACCGAGCAACATGCGCCCGATAAACAGACGCGGGGTGATGGGTTCACCACCGGCAAGCACCTTGCCGACAACAATCAGCACTCCAATCATAAAAAGCGACAGGACGCTTTTTTCTTCTGCTGTCATGCGTTACTCCCACAGATTGACAGTTTCAGCCACGGGCGCGGTCTGAACGTCGGGCAGTTCGACGGCGGTGCCGTGCGGCAGCACCGCGCCCAGTTCAGCCAGTCCCGGATTTGCGGCGAGCACGGTCTCAACCACGCCCTCAGTGCGCCCGTAATACCGGACACAAATGGCGTCGAGCGTGTCGCCCTGTAGCGCAAAGGTCTTCATCAGATTTGACTCACTATGCAGCGCGGCTTGTCCTGGATACGCGCCACTGCCCAGCGCATATCCCGCCACAGCTCATCAATGGTGCTGTCAATGCTGTCGGCCTTCTTGTCGCCTTTCGCACTGGCATCCACACCGCGATAACGTTCATAAAGCGACGCGGTCGCCATCGCACACACGGCGCGCTCGTAGTAAAAAACTTTGATGCTTTCACCGTCGATGTCGTCCGCCGGGACGTCCGCCAGACGCGTAAAACCGGCGGCAATTTTCTGTTCGCGGTACTCGTACAGCTCCGCATTCGTCTCCGCCATGCCTGACTTGATGGCCTCACGCAGACGGGCGGGGGCGACGGTCTGCTCAAGGCGCATACGTTCCCGGACGCGCTTCGGGTCGATATCGGGAAAAAAGAACGTGTTTTTAATCACCGGCTCGTCGCCTGCCGGTTGCGGGATGACCACCGTACCCTCACCGGACACGGGAGCCTCCTTTCGCGGAATAATCAGCGTCATCATGACTACCTCTGAAAAGTCGGGCGGTGGACGCCGGTGCAGTGTCAGGTGATTCACCCTCACTGACCGGCGTGCCGCCCTGGCGCGGGGCGCATTCGGTTGTTAACTGGCTTTCTTTTTCGGGCGTCCACGTTTTGCCGGTGTCACGCTCCGGATCTTACGCGGGGCGCGGGTGGCCGCTTTGGGCTGCGGCTCCGGCTTCGGTTTCAGCTCCCGCTCCAGTCGTTCAATCTCTTTTTTGACGCCTGCCTGACAGTCGAGCTGTGTCGCACGTTGCAGGTGAGCCAGCGCACCGGCGGCATCACCACCGTCACGCAGAAACAGACCGGTGATTTTGTGCAGCTTTGCGCGCACTTCATCAGGCATGTCAGCCGTGGCGGTCAGTTCAAGGGTCTCCGTCAGCAGGCGGGTATCCACAGACTCACCGGCAGCGTGGGCACGCATGGCCGCAAGCGCTACCTCCTCGGTGAACATGTACGGCGGGGTACGGCGGTGTTTACCCGGCATGGTCAGACCGTACTTCAGGGCATAACGGGCAATCTCCAGCGCACCGGCAATATCGCCGGTATCCAGACGCCACAGCATGACCGTCATCAGAATGTCATCCTGTGCACCTTTGCCCTGCTCCAGCACGCCGTTCACCCACGGCAACCAGAACGGCAGCAGTTCGCGTTTTTTCGCGGCCTTCAGCTCTTTTGAATAAATCGCTTTCAGTGTGCGCTGGTCTGCGGCGAGCTTAACCAGCATCTGCTCATAGACAGTTGCATGTCGCAGCGGGGCGGCTTCCCGCTGCGCGGTCATCGCTGCCGAGACCCGCATCATGTGGCGCTGTGCGGGACTCGTCATCGGTTACGCTCCCGGCTCTGCGGTCGCTTTAGCCAGTGTGGAGAAATCACCGACCTTAATTTTTTCCACCAGACAACCGGCGGCGTAGTCTTCCACCACGTAATCAATGTTCATTGACTCGTAGTTCTCCACGCGGTCGAGTTTCGGGTTTTCCTCAATCACGCGGCGATGGCTGTCATCCATGTAGTAGATGGACAGGTTTTCCAGCTTTGTGATGAGCATCGCATCCGCCGGGAAGTACGGGACGCGTACCGCCGGCAGGTTACCGATGCGTTTCTGGCTGATGATGACGTCAGCGGCCAGCATTTCGCTGTTGTCCTGCTCCTTGTTGACGATGGGAAAATACTTGTCCGCCAGTAGCTGACGTCCCACAATCACCACAAGGTCAGGGTCTTCCTGATACCACGGCTCAATCAGGTTGTTGGTCGCATCCATCACCAGTGCGTCAAGGCTGGCATAATCACCGCCCTTACCCACGCGGATAACCTCAGAGGTGGTGTGCCCTTCCTCGTCAGTGACCTTGCTCATCACGCGCGCCGGGGCTTCATTGCGGTATTTCTGCAGCCAGCCGACCGCCACATCCTGCAGCATCGGATTGCTGCTGCGGTCAGAGGTTTCGGCACGCCTCACGCCGTTAAAACCGGCCATGATTAAATCAAGGGACTGGCGTTTGATAATGGCGTTACGGACACGGAGCTGGAAATCCTGATAACGCGCCCACAGGTCCAGCGTTTTGTAGCGGATATAAAAATCGAAGTTAATCTGGTCGCATTCGTACTTGTTTGACGCCAGCTTCGAGAAGTCCTTCGGCTGACGCTCGGTGCCACCGGCGGTGTCGGTGGTGCTGGCGATGGAGCCGGTGACACCGATGCCAATTTTTTCCCCTTTCATTTCGCTGACCGGCACAATGTTGATGCGGGTCAGAAAGTCAGAGGACTCCTGCATGGTGTTCATCAGGGTCTGGGTGACCGACGGTTCAACGGTGAATTTTTTCGACACATCACCGGCGTCGATGCCGTTCAGTTCGGCAACACGGGACAGGTAGGCATTAAATTTAAAGCGGGTTTCCTGGCGCATAGTTTTTCCTGAAATTAAGGGTTAATCGTGAAGGTTTTCCCGGACTGACTGACGCCGGTCAGCAGTTCGTCATCAGGGCGTCACCGCCACCACCGGTGGCCTTGCTGCGGCGCTGCTGGGTCAGACTTTCGGTGTGGTCGAGACTGTTTTTCAGGCGGGTGAATGCCTGGCTGGTTTCATCCGCCCTGTCAGTCACATCCTGCTTAAGTGCGGAAAAAGCGGTTTCCATCTCAGCGAGGCGCTGCTCAGTGGCGCTCAGTTTTTCCTGCACATGTTCAGCAACAGCGGTCACCGCTTCATGCACGTCATTCAGACGGGCGTCATCGCTGGCCTGTTTGCGGCCAAAAATGGACTTCACCTTTTCGGTCAGGGCGGTGAACACGGTTTCAGGCAGGTCTTCAAATTCCAGCTCAACGGGCGTTGCCACTGAAATCAGGTTTTCAGGGCTTAATTTGAAGCGGTTCAGGGGGTTGTGTTTTGCCGTGCGGCAGAATTCCAGGTATTCCGTGCCGAGGCTTGCCGGGTCATCGGTGACGGCCAGACCCACCAGATAACATTTGCCGGTGTTGGCAAAGTTCGGCTGAATTTCCATTGAGGTGTAGACCTTCTGCGCGGCCTTGTTCATCGCGATAAGGTCATCGGTCGGGGTGATTTTCGCAAACAGCGCCCATTTGCCTTTCAGCGCCGAATCATCGTCAATCTTTTCGGCCTTCAGTTCGACCACATCGCCATAACGCTTAAAAATACCGTCAGGCAGGATGCCGCGCAGATGTTCCAGGTTAATGCGGCAACCATAGACTCGCGGGTCAAAGGTTTCGGCCATTTCCTGAATATCCTGCGCACTGATGACACGCCCGTCACAGGTGTCACCCTCAACGCCGATACGAAAGAATTTTGAGACTTTTTTTGCCATTGTCAGGAGTCCTGAATAGTGATTAGAGGAGTCACATGTCGGCATCAGTTTCCCGACGATGCGCATCCTCCGCCATCAGTCCCGGATGGCTTATCACTGACACAACAGCACCTTAGCGAATCGCGGGGCGCGACTCAGTAGCCTTGCCGTGTATTCATCACGGCGAGGTATTCATGACCATCACCACAGACACCACTCTTTTGCACGACCCGCGTCGTCAGGCGGCGCTGCTGTACTGGCAGGGGTTTTCCGTGCCGCAGATTGCCGCCATGTTGCAGATGAAACGCCCGACGGTGCAGAGCTGGAAACAGCGCGACGGCTGGGACAGCGTTGCCCCCATCAGCCGTGTCGAAATGAGTCTGGAAGCGCGGCTGACCCAGCTCATCATCAAACCGCAGAAAACCGGCGGTGACTTCAAGGAAATTGACCTGCTCGGACGCCAGATTGAACGACTGGCACGGGTAAACCGCTACAGCCAGACCGGCAACGAGGCAGACCTTAATCCGAACATCGCTAACCGCAACAAAGGCGGGCGGCGCAAACCGAAAAAGAATTTTTTCAGTGACGAGGCTATCGAAAAGCTGGAGCAGATTTTCTTTGAGCAGTCTTTCGAATATCAGTTGCACTGGTATCGCGCCGGGCTTGAGCACCGCATCCGCGATATCCTGAAATCCCGCCAGATTGGCGCGACGTTTTATTTTTCCCGCGAGGCGCTGCTGCGCGCCCTGAAAACCGGTCATAACCAGATTTTTCTGTCGGCCAGTAAAACGCAGGCGTATGTGTTCCGCGAATACATCATCGCCTTTGCCCGGCTGGTTGACGTTGACCTGACCGGTGACCCGATTGTCCTGGGCAATAACGGCGCAAAACTGATTTTTCTCGGCACCAACTCCAACACCGCGCAGAGCCATAACGGCGACCTGTACGTCGACGAGATTTTCTGGATACCGAATTTTCAGGTACTGCGTAAGGTGGCATCAGGTATGGCCTCACAGAGTCACCTGCGCTCGACCTATTTCTCCACCCCGTCCACGCTGGCGCACGACGCCTACCCGTTCTGGTCGGGTGAACTGTTCAACCGGGGACGCGCCAGCGCCGCCGAACGCGTGGAAATCGACGTCAGTCATAACGCTCTTGCCGGTGGGCTTCTCTGTGCGGACGGTCAGTGGCGGCAGATTGTCACCATTGAGGACGCGCTGAAAGGCGGCTGCACGCTGTTCGACATTGAGCAGCTCAAACGCGAAAACAGCGCCGACGATTTTAAAAACCTGTTCATGTGTGAATTTGTTGACGACAAGGCGTCAGTGTTCCCGTTCGAGGAGCTGCAACGCTGCATGGTCGACACGCTGGAAGAATGGGAAGACTACGCGCCGTTTGCCACCAATCCGTTCGGCTCCCGCCCGGTATGGATTGGTTACGACCCGTCACACCGTGGCGACAGCGCCGGATGCGTGGTGCTGGCACCGCCGGTGGTGGCCGGTGGCAAATTCAGAATACTTGAGCGCCATCAGTGGAAAGGCATGGACTTTGCCACCCAGGCGGAATCCATCCGCAAACTCACTGAAAAATACAACGTCGAATACATCGGTATTGATGCCACCGGCCTCGGTGTCGGCGTGTTCCAGCTCGTGCGCTCGTTCTATCCCGCCGCGCGCGATATCCGCTACACGCCGGAAATGAAAACCGCAATGGTGCTCAAGGCAAAAGACGTTATCCGCCGTGGCTGTCTGGAATATGACGTCAGCGCCACCGACATCACCAGCTCGTTTATGGCTATCCGCAAGACCATGACCAGCAGCGGACGCAGCGCCACCTATGAGGCCAGCCGCAGCGAGGAAGCCAGCCACGCCGACCTCGCCTGGGCGACCATGCACGCCCTGTTAAATGAGCCACTCACCGCCGGTATCAGCACCCCGCTGACATCCACCATTCTGGAGTTTTACTGATGAGCAAGAAAAAAGGGAAAACACCGCAACCTGCGGCAAAAACAATGACCACCAGCGCCCCGAAAATGGAGGCATTCACCTTTGGTGAGCCGGTGCCGGTACTCGACCGCCGTGACATTCTGGATTACGTCGAATGCATCAGTAACGGCAGATGGTATGAGCCACCGGTCAGCTTTACCGGTCTGGCAAAAAGCCTGCGTGCTGCCGTGCATCACAGCTCACCGATTTACGTCAAACGTAATATTCTGGCCTCGACATTTATCCCGCATCCGTGGCTTTCCCAGCAGGATTTCAGCCGCTTTGTGCTGGATTTTCTGGTGTTCGGTAATGCGTTTCTGGAAAAGCGCTACAGCACTACCGGTAAGGTCATCAGACTGGAAACCTCACCGGCAAAATATACCCGCCGTGGCGTGGAGGAGGATGTTTACTGGTGGGTGCCATCCTTCAACGAGCCGACACCTTTCGCGCCCGGCTCCGTGTTTCACCTGCTGGAGCCGGATATCAATCAGGAGCTGTACGGCCTGCCGGAATATCTCAGCGCCCTTAACTCTGCCTGGCTGAATGAGTCGGCCACGCTGTTCCGCCGCAAGTATTACGAAAACGGCGCACATGCCGGATACATCATGTACGTCACCGATGCCGTGCAGGATCGCAACGATATCGAAATGCTTCGCGAAAACATGGTGAAGTCGAAAGGCCGCAACAACTTTAAAAACCTGTTTCTCTACGCCCCACAGGGAAAAGCCGACGGTATTAAAATTATCCCGCTCAGTGAAGTGGCAACGAAGGACGATTTTTTTAATATCAAAAAAGCCAGCGCCGCAGACCTGCTGGACGCGCACCGCATCCCTTTTCAGTTGATGGGCGGCAAGCCGGAGAACGTCGGGTCGCTGGGTGATATTGAGAAAGTGGCAAAGGTCTTTGTCCGCAATGAGCTTATCCCGTTACAGGACAGGATCCGCGAGATAAACGGCTGGCTCGGTCAGGAGGTCATCCGCTTTAAAAACTACTCACTGGACACTGACAACGGCTGAACATCGCCGCCTGCGGGCGGCTTTTTTACACCCCGTCATCACGCCCTCACACGCTCACCACCGCACAAAACAGCCCGCATACACACCAACGCCCCGGCGAACAATCCAAACGCCATCACGACGCGCTCAGACGCTGAAAAAATAAAATCAGCACCACCGCCAGCGCGCAGTGCTTTCCCCGCCTCGCCCGCCCGCTTCGTGGGGCGGTTTTAATGCAGATGCATGTGAACACTCGAGATTGACTGGATAAGACCTAAGGTGCATTAATTTTTTGTTTTTTTACATGCAGTTTGATGCAAGAACATGCCCTCTAAAGTCTTGGTTTAATGTGCTACACTTTTATACAAACCTATGATAAAAGCGATAAAAAATCTTCCATTTTGGCGAACATTATGACGGATATTGAAACAGCTCGATGGAACACAGAAAGTGCCGCTTTGTTGGCACTATCAGAAATACATGGCGTTAGTTATTGGACTCTATATAAAGTTGCTCAAAAGGGAATCAGATTTAGAGACATTGTTACCAGCCAAACATTAGCCAACTTTGAGTATCTACTTGGAGTAAAACTTCATCGCCAACCTTATTATTTGAATGAAGGCAATTGGTCTGTTTTTCGGGACAGCATGATTTCTACGGCTAAAATATTACTCACACATTATCATAATAGTGGTTACAAAATCATCCACCATGGTTCTCCGAGCTATCCAGACAAGTTGAATGACCTGTCTGAGCCGCCTTTCTGGTTGTTTGCTCAAGGCAATGTATCCTTGCTAGATAAAAAGTGTGTTGGAGTTGTCGGCACCAGAAACCCAACCGCACTTGGAATTTATTTAACTCAAGCAGTAATCTCGCAATTTATAGATTCGGATTATTCAACTGTAAGCGGTTTAGCATATGGTATAGATCAATCTGCACATGAAGCATCCCTGTTATTTAAAATACCGACAATTGCTGTGTTAGGTACTGGCGTAAACTCAAATTATCCCAAAAATAGTGGCGAGATGAGAGGCCATATTGTAAATAATGGCGGACTGATTCTTACTGAGTATTTACCAAACCAAAAACCATCACAGGAAAACTTTGTTCGTAGAAATAGAATTCAAGCAGCTTTAAGTGATGTATTGATCCCAGTTGAATGGGGCCTAAAAAGTGGGACATCTCATACTGTGAGATATGCTGCTCAATTAAAAAGAGCGATACTTTGTCCTTTACTTAGGGGAACTACACCTCAAGAAGAGATTAAACATGCCTTGTCAGAGTACTCAGCTACGATAATGAATATTCCACTATCCGATTTTAAAGACGTGCAAAGCTTAATTAAATCAGCATCCGGTGTAAAAACACAGCAACTTTCTCTTCTGGGAGATGAATAATATGTATTTAAAGGCAGTTATATTTTCAATCGCAGATGTTGTATTACCATTAACATCTAACACTCAACCTCAGGAACTAAAATCTAGAATCGACTCTGAATTACGTAAGTTGTTTGCGTTTTTGTCATCAAAAGGGATTAAAGTTATCTTCTTGACAAATAAAAATAGAAACGTGAGAACACATGACGGGATCGTAACACTAGACGAATACCTAAAAAGGAAATTCCCAGAATCAATTCACTTTTGCCGTGAACTCGACAACAACATACCAGCAAAACAAACAGGGAAGGCCATAGATTTCATCATGGCTGCGTTAGAATTAAAACGAAACGAAATGATCTATGTAGGGCGTTCTCAGGAAGACTTACAAGCAGCTACCAACGGGAATACCCTATTTATTAATGCGACCTGGTATGAACCGGTTACTGAGTACGGTTTTCAATTTTCAGAACCCAAAGAAATCGCTAGATTTATTGATGTCTTTTGCTTAAGAGAGCAGTTGTGGGGATGGCAAGGGCATTTTAATGAAGATGTTCACTACTACGCCTTAGCACCATTTAGCACATATGTCCCTGAATTTACAATGTATTCAGCCAATGCAAGAGACCTCGCAAAGCTATCGGTTGGAAGCCCCGATTTTTGGATAAGATATCTTGGTGCTAGCATTTATTTCTCTGGCTTAAGTGAAGGAGCAAGTTTTATAACCACCTACGTTGGACATAACGCTGAAGATCCTTATAAACTAGCAAACATTATGGAGCATGACCTAAAAGGTTTAGCAGTCTCATTCAAAGGAAAGTATCTAAAAGATCTATTCTTACGACATACAACAGCTATTAAATCACAGCAAGCTCGGATAGCTAAGCAAGAAGTAAACATCACATCTCAAATAAACACCGTTAATTTAAATCCTGCCCCTATTAAAAACCTCATCACCGGCGAAAGATATACCAACCCTCCTAAATTGAAAGGTAAGAAAATATTAGTTATTGATGATTTTTGCACTGAAGGAAATGCTCATGAAACAGCCAGAATGTATCTAAAAGCTGCAGGCGCAAATGTAATAAATATATCGTGGTTAAAAACCATCAATCGTGACGTTTCTATCTGTGAACCAACTCGCAAGATACGGCCATGGGAGGCCAATACACTTGATGTTGATGACATTAACTATGTCGGTACGATTGGTTATGCTGAAAATGTAACTCACGGTAGTGCACCTCAAGTGTTATCAGAAAAAATTCAACAATATGATAACTGGGACTGGCCACAATAAATTAATCCCATAATTTAAAGTGCCCCCTAATAATGGGAGGCACTTTAAATATTAAGAAGATAATGTCATTAAGCGAAATTTAACTATAATTTAAAACATTACAATTATTATTTTTTAAAGTTTACTATTACCCAATCCATCAATAAGACCTGTATTTATTCGTAATTTAATAGCCTTACCACTCATCAATCACTGGATATTTGAATTTTTTATTATCATAAATCACCATCGCCCCACGCGCCAGCGCCTCAAGCTCCCATCGCTGAGGCCTGATACCGTTCTGAGCAAGGTCAACGCGGATACGGGTAATTTGCAATCGTTCCGGCCGGGTCAGCCTGGCCGATGGTGCAATTTCATGTGGTTTTAACGGGCTTCCGTTTCTTTGCTGACGATTTGGTGTTCTCAGGCCGTGTTTTAATGCGCCCCTGAGCACCCTCACGACCTCCGGGTCATTCCATTCGATAACACCGTCATCAACCAGATTAAGCACTGCTGCGGCGTGTTCAGAAGGTGTGGGAGCCGGTAACGAAGTATCACCACTGGTGAGCTTTCCACAGTTATTGACAGGACTCCGAGGCGCGGCGATGCCGCTTTTTAAAGTCAAAGGCTCAACGACCGGCACTTTCGGAACAATGCGCCAGTCCGTCGTTCTGGTGATATGAATATGACGCGCGCCGAGATGCGGCGCGTAAATGCCGACCACTCTCTCGACTTCTTCCTCGTACTCGTTAACTTCATCCGACGGACTACGGGCAACCCTGACAGTCTGACAATCGCGCGGGACATTTGCCCCGCCCTGCGCGCTGATATACAGCGCAAAATCGCCACTGTCTGCGGCGGCGCGTGCAGCCTCCACGCGTTCGTCAAATTCATCAGCAATGCTGACGCCGCGAGGCAATTTACGTAGCTCACGGTAAGCTCCCATTGTCGGCAGGCCAACCGTTTTAAATTGCGGGATGCGCCACGTTGACGCCCATGCGGTAACAGCCGCCGCAGTATCTTTCAGCGGTCTGCCGGTATCGTTATCGAGCTGACCGTCCAGTGCATAGCCGTCGATATTTTTTGAAATGTATTTCGCGATATATCCCGCAGCACCGCCCCGGTTAAGGTGTTTTGCCTGAAAACGGTTTCGCGCGGCTCCTCTTTCGTCGCCATCCTCTTTGAGCGCATAGCGACGCATGATTTCGATAATCTGGTTACGCTGGCGTGGATTACAAAAAAGCATCATATGCCAGTGCGGCGTTCCGTCGTGGTGTGGCTCGACGACTCGCAAACCGTAGACCTGTAAATCATTATCCTTGAATGCCGTGCGCATCAGGCTCCAGATACGGCAGAGATAACGCTGCGCATCCTTTGGATTAAATGCCTCATCGTTCCAGCCGTGATTAAGCTGGACGGTTTTACTTTCGCCTTTTCCGACCTGACGTGTCGGGTGATACTTTGACGGCGCGGTCAGCGTGATAAACATGCCCACATCGCCCTCTGCGGCGGCGTAACGCTCAATACCGGCAATGGTGTTCATCAGCTCCATCCGGCGAATTTCAGGATTAGAAATACTGCCCATCACCTTACTGATAAGGTCGATGCGCTCGCCGGTTTCCCTGTTTTCAAGGTCACACGATTTAAGAAATTCCAGATTTGCCTGGCGGCGCGCACGCACATCACGAATGGCATGTTTACTGGCATAAGGAGAACGGTCTTTATTGACCTCCCCGACAGCAATCAGTAACGCCTCATGCCAGCGCATACGCTGGCCTTTAAGCTGATGAGTCCACCACTCATCGTTAAACAGACGGGCAATGGCAGAATATGCCTGCCTCGTGGTCATCTGTCCTTTACGGTATTTTTTCCAGTAGAGAGGGGAAATATTGAAAGCACGTGCAGCGCCAGCAACATGACCATACAGATGCGCCTGCGCCTCATCTGTAAACAGCGATTCTTTCTCGCCATGTGCATCAACCCATGCATCGCAGAGTTCCTCATACATCATGAAAAGCTGCGATGAGATACGGGCGGCAAACTTTTTCAGCTCCTTGTCATTCATCCCCGGCAGACGCGCATAATGGTCACGCTCTGCCAGAAACAGCAACGACGCGTCGGTATTCATTTCATGGCGCTGATTCACGCGCTCAATACGCGGCCATAAACGGCGCTGAAAAGTGGATGTGAGGAAATAAAACCCGTGCACCGGGCTTTTATTGCGCCGGATGTAGTCATAGCGTGAAGTAAACAGCGAGCGCAAAAAGTAAGGCAGGCGATTAATCGTGGATAAAACACCTTGCACCTGACGCATCTCGTCACGTGTAAGGGGTCTTTCGCGCCCGACGGCCTCGCGTGGCGCGTTCCATGCATAAGCACCGGTAAACGTCTCACCGGTGCCTGCGGCAAATACTGACGGAGGGACAAAACGCCCGGAGGCTTTAACGGCCATATGAGCCAAAAGCCTCTGAACAACGCTTGCTGAGTTGCTCAACCTGCGCGTTTAAATCAGCAAAAGACTTTGCGCTTCCGGTCAGAATATCGTGATGCATCAGGCCGGAAACGAGCTGGCTTAATTTCGGGTAATAACCAACCACCGCCAGCCATTCCTGACCGGCGTTTTTACCGCTTTCAGCTCTCTTTTTCTCGTGGAGAATAAACTGAAAGCTGTCACTGGTAACGACATAACGTTCGCCAATTTCAATACGAATACTCATGCCGTTCTCCGGTAATGTTTGTTTTTTGCTTCAAAGACTGACTGGCAGGAAACACAACGCGTGGCTGACGGATAAGCCGCACGACGGGCAGCAGGTATTGGCGCGTCACACTCTTCGCAAACCAGCGCAGAAACACCGCAATGCTTTACCCTTGCCGCGTTAATCTGGCGCTCCAGTAATTCAGCCTGTTGTTCCTGAATAAAATCTACGTTGTCCGGCATTACCAGCTCCTTTTGTCGTTAAGTTTTTTAAATTCATCAGCGCAATAGCTGGCAATTTCTGTCGTTAATTTCGTCAGTTCATCCACGGAGGAGATTTGCTTGTGAAATACAGCGCGTTTAACAAGTAAATTGACCACATCAGACAGGAGATTTAATTCGTTCTGATAAATCGCGATAACAGACTCAGTTATTTCGCGTTTTTCTTTATCAAGACCAAGTTGAATAAGAGATAAATCGCCATTTTTCATAACGGCGATTTTTAAGGCGTTATTCAGTAATACAACTGAACGAGAACAGGACATCAAAGCACCTCCCCGCGAGACAATCCAATATTGTGAAATTTTTCCGACTCCTGACTGAGCAGCTCTACTATCTCCACGCGGGATAACTCCGCCTTTGTGATGTGGCGAATCATGGCGTCAAGATGAGAAGAAAAGCGCGTCGCTGCGTCGGCCTGTGCTTCGGTTCTGGCCTGTTGCAGCAGTAATGCGTATTTACCGCACTGATTTTCAGAAACTGTATGCATGACTTTCTCCAGGCAAAAAGAAGCCCCGCACAATTAAGTGCGTTAAAAACTCTGGTTAATTACTTAATGCAGATATTGCTCTGGTTTTACCGACGTCAGAATTGTCGGTGCATACTCAAACAGGCTGAATAATTCACGTAATGCACGGAATAAAGCATCACGCCAGTAACATGATTCTTCATTAATTCGCCAGTATGGCTGGTTGAATTCTTTTTCAGTCAATCCGGCATGCATAAATAAAGTACGACGCTGACTGACTGTTAAAAAACTAATATATGCATACTCACTTGCGCCAACCTGACGGCGTTTTGAGAATGCCCCACGCAATTCATCAATTGCGCAAACCAGCCGTTCACGTTCGACGTCGTTCATTTCTTCAAAACGCATCGTTGCGTGACGTTGTTTTAACTGCGCATGAAAGCAAACTGTTAGCCGTTCGCGCTCCATCATCTGATTATAATAATCACATGTATCCTGCCAGCGAGGAACGGCAAGATGCTTACCAATTATCCGACGCATGGTTGCTGGCTGTTTTTCAACGAGATTGAGCGTCATCACTGTCATTTCCATACCCTCCGGCTTTTCAGAAAGGTCAGAGCCTTTTTTAACGGACTCTGTTTTTTGGTGCGGATAATGATTCCCTTACGCCCCTTACCGTGGGTGATGGTGAAGTCAATCGCCCTGGGGCTTTCGTTACGCAGTAACTGAGCAATACAACGAGGCTCATTCATACGGTTCTCCTTAACGTGGTTCACCGAGACCTAACCACATCAACCAGCCGTCACGAATCTCTTTAGGGCGGCTTTCATAAGCCAGTTTTAGTCCGTTATTCCATGCCGGAAGGTATACCCAATATTCACCTGCACGACCTGAAGCTGATTGTGGATCGGTCATATCAATTACAGGCAGCTTTCCTTTATCGATCATCCGACGAACCGCTCCTGTCGATTTTCCTATTAGTTTTGCGAACTCCTGATAAGGAATCGCATCAGTCATGAGTGTTACTTGCTTACTCATGTCGTCCTCCAGCCCTCATGAATTGCGTTTAATGCCTTATAATGCCTTTTAGTGCCCACATCCAAGCACTAAACAATCTACATCTAAACTAAATACTATTGAGATCTAAACACCATGTCAAACACGATAAGCGAGAAGATAGTCTTAATGCGAAAATCAGAGTATTTGAGCAGACAACAACTTGCTGATTTAACAGGGGTTCCGTATGGCACGCTGAGTTACTATGAAAGTGGTCGTTCAACACCTCCAACAGATGTCATGATGAACATCCTGCAGACCCCACAATTCACCAAATACACTTTATGGTTCATGACCAATCAGATCGCTCCTGAGTCCGGGCAAATTGCGCCCGCTCTCGCACACTTTGGGCAAAACGAAACAACGTCGCCCCACTCCGGTCAAAAGACTGGTTAACAATTCATCGTGAATATATTCATTACAAGTGCCTACTATTGGTGGCTAAATTTCAGCCACCACGAAAAAAGCGATTAGTAGTCGCAAAAAAACACACCACTCGGAGGGTTTTCTGATGGCAATCAAAAAACTCGATGATGGTCGATATGAAGTGGACATCCGCCCTACTGGACGTAATGGAAAACGCATCCGTAGGAAGTTTGATAAGAAAAGCGAAGCTGTCGCTTTCGAGAAATACACGTTGTACAACCACCACAATAAAGAATGGCTATCAAAACCAACAGACAAACGACGTCTGTCGGAACTGACACAGATCTGGTGGGATTTAAAGGGTAAACACGAAGAGCATGGGAAATCTAATCTTGGAAAAATTGAAATCTTCACAAAAATAACGAATGACCCATGCGCATTTCAAATCACGAAATCCCTTATCAGCCAGTACTGCGCCACCCGAAGAAGTCAGGGTATTAAACCTTCGAGTATCAATCGTGATTTAACATGTATTAGCGGCATGTTTACAGCCCTGATTGAAGCGGAGTTATTCTTTGGTGAGCACCCTATCAGAGGGACAAAGAGGCTTAAGGAGGAAAAACCAGAAACAGGCTATCTCACACAGGAAGAAATTGCCTTACTGCTTGCAGCACTTGACGGCGACAATAAAAAGATTGCGATTCTTTGCCTGAGTACAGGAGCACGTTGGGGAGAAGCAGCTCGTTTGAAAGCAGAAAATATCATCCATAACCGCGTCACGTTTGTTAAAACGAAAACAAACAAACCACGCACCGTCCCGATCTCAGAGGCTGTTGCCAAAATGATCGCGGATAACAAACGAGGTTTTTTATTCCCTGGTGCTGATTACCCTCGCTTCAGACGAACAATGAAAGCAATAAAACCGGATTTGCCAATGGGGCAAGCCACACATGCACTAAGGCACAGCTTTGCCACTCATTTCATGATTAATGGAGGAAGTATTATCACGCTACAACGGATACTAGGTCACACGCGGATTGAGCAAACGATGGTTTACGCTCATTTTGCGCCAGAGTACCTTCAGGACGCCATTTCTCTTAATCCGCTAAGAGGTGGTACTGAGGCCGAGAGTGTCCACACAGTGTCCACAGTAGAGTAACGTTTAAGGGCTTTCAGTGGTAATTTATGCCGCTCAAACCCGCATTGTACCGTTGAAAGCCCCTACTGGTGACACCCTGAATCTCCCTTACACGGGCTTATTTTTTATGCATAAGCCCTATCCCTGGTCACCGTCTTCCATTGACCACATCGATAGAATCCTCCTTCATAGCACGATGCTTTTCACTTATCGACATCGTGCTCGCACAGGTTCCGGTTACGCACAGCCAGAACGCGCATGTTTGACGCTTACCAAAAAATGAACCTAAAGCATTGGAATATTTTTGACATCATTTTCTGATGGCTGCATAAAATAAAAATTCTGCTTTAGTTTCATCTATCTGTTTGTCATTATTACTCACATTCAATAATGGTGTTGAAGAATATCCCATCACAGATAAAATAAATATGTGCATGGTAGTCTTGAATCTATTCTCACTCTCCACATTTGAATGTCAGACGAGCGACGCCATGTAATCCTGCACCTTCTGTCTTCAGGTCAACTATCTGCATTTTTTTGCCCTGAGTAACACAGAAATGAGTTGCATCATTTTTTACTATATTTTCTGCACCAGATATTCTACCCCTGGCTAAAGAAGCTTCGGCTTCGGTGTAGTATTGGTTATCGAGTTTACGCTGAATATTACTTTTATATGCAAGGCCAAATTTACCGATACTTGTCTCATCATTATGCACAGCACAACCAGACATAAGAAAAACACTAATTAATGATATAGCAGCTATCTTTTTCAC